ATCTAATAGCGCAAAAAGAACGTGAAGAATGTGCAAAGATTGCAGACGAATGGTCAGTTGCTTATCCACACCCATCAAAAACTATTGCTGAAACAATCCGAGCAAGGGGACAAGAATGACTAAAGAAATATATTTGAAACAGTATCAAGAGGCACGAGGAACTGTAACGATGCCTAATGAACCAATGTGGGTAGATAAATGGGAGGTATGCGTTAAGTTTGATTCATTAGAAGAAGCACGGTCTTTTAGAAATGAAATTGAAAATCCTCGACCTAACTTTTCCATCACTATGCGTGTTAAAGATAATGTTCCGCATACAGGTATAGAGAAGTTAAATTTAACTGTACGGATTGAAAAATGGCTTAGAGAAGACGATGTTATTTCTATTGAACAATTGCAATGCTGTACAGAACAAAGATTGCTTAAAACCCCTAATCTGGGACGTAAAGCAGTAAATGAAATTAAAGAAAGAATGGCTGAGTTTGGTTATAAGTTAAGGGGACAAGAATGAAAACTTTTCCTTTTCAACACAAACACCCCACCACGGGTTTGACCACATCAGACGAGGGTATAGACCTCCGTTTGTGGGTTGCCGTGATGGTCACACAGGGCATAGCCCCTCATGCGATGGAGTTGTACGCAACCCCCCAGGAAATTGCAACCGCAGCGTTTGAACTGGCAGACGCAATCCTAACTGTTTATGAAGGAAAACAACCATGAGTAATTTAGTACCCCTACAAGACATCCAACAAATGGCTGAAGTCGCAGCTGGTAGCAAGATGTTCGGCTTTAAGAACCCTCAAGAGGCCATGGCAATCATGTTGCTCTGCCAAGCAGAAGATTTGCACCCAGCCATAGCCATGCGTGATTATCACGTCATACAAGGCAGACCAGCTTTGAAAGCAGATGCAATGTTAGCCAGATTCCAGCAAGCTGGAGGTAGTGTTCAATGGAAGGAATATACAGATGAGACAGTCACGGGCTTATTTAGCCACCCGCAAGGAGGCTCTCTTGAGGTTACCTGGACCCTTGCCAAGGCCAAGGCCATCGGTATTGCAAACAAGGATAACTGGAGGAATTACTCTCGTGCGATGCTACGGGCAAGATGCGTTTCTGAAGGCATCCGTTCGGTCTATCCTGGGTGCGTTGTTGGTGTCTACACGCCTGAAGAGGTCCAAGATTTCACGCCTCCCAGACAAGATCAAGCCCCTGTTCATCAGGCTGAGGTCCAGATCATCAAAGAGGTTGAGGCTGCAACGGAAGATGCGCCTTTTAAACTTTTTGTCCCAGGTCTAGATGACCCTCATTCTGCCTACTACACGCCAGAAGAGTGGATAGATGGCTACATCACCATTCTGAGCAAGATTGTCAACAGTGCAAAACTGGCTGTTGAGACAAAAGCAGCTAAATTGTCCTCCCTGTACGCTGAAAACATGGTCACCACTGCTCAGTTCAACACGATGGACAAAATGAAGTTGAAAGCCAAGATTGCTGAGGCTGGAGTTGATCCAATCTCTCATGTTCCCGCCCCCCACGAAACCATTGACATTTAAGGAGTATCAACGTGGCATTTACACAAAAAACAAACTATCCAGAAACACCAGGCCGTGGTGTCATGTACTGGCAAGACGAGTCTCAGCGCAAACACGCTCAGTCTCCAGACTTTCAGGGCTTTCTGTTGCTCGAATGCGACTACAAAGCTGGTGAAAAGCTCTATATAGGTGCATGGCAAAAGCCTACTAGCCGAGGGAACAATCTGTTGTCGATCAAAGAAGACAATTGGCTTAAAAAGAAGAGAGAGGCTGAAAAAGGCATCGTAAAAGAGGTCACTCCTGGTTACGCCAAGAAGAAACTTGATTTTGATGATGACGTGCCCTTCTGATGGCAACCAAGAAAACATCACCCACACAGAGGTCGCTAGAATACTTGCGTGAGCAAGGCTATCTGGTGGCTATTGTCGAACACTGGAACCCGTTTGCACGCATCAGGCAAGACCTGTGGGGTTGGTGTGATCTGTTAGCTATCAAAGAAGGTGAAGTTTTGGCAGTACAGGTTACTGCAAGTGCCGTATCTACCAGAATCAAGAAAATACAAGAAAGTGAGACTGTCTCATGGGTGAGGAAAGCCAATATCAGGATAGAAGTGCATGGCTGGAGAAAGTCATTAAAGACAGGGAAATATGTTCTCAGGATAGAGGATATCTCGTAGAACTGATCAACATGAGTTTGCAAGAACTCTGGGCACTGGCCTACAGTGAAGGATACAAGGACGGGATGTTAGCTCAGTTGGTAGAGCAGTAGACTTTTAATCTATTGGTCGTGGGTTCGAGTCCCGCACATCCCACCAAACAACGCAGCGGATGCGAACTCTGGGGCAATCCCAGGAGTTAGGACAGGAGCTGGCATACCCCTGTATATCCGCAGTATGCCTTTTTCTAACTTACAAGGAACAATCATGGCGAGAAAGAAACCTGAAATCGTAGAAGAGAAAGCACCCAAGAAAAAGAAGTCAGCCAACGTGTTTGTGGCTACTCCTATGTATGGTGGTCAGTGTACGGGTTATTACACCCAATCCCTGATCACGCTAGGGCACACCCTACAGCAAGCTGGGCATAACATGGGCTACTCTGCCATGTTTAATGAGAGTCTCATCCAGAGGGGTAGAAATGCACTTGCACACCACTTTATGCAGAGAAAAGAGTTTTCACACTTGCTCTTTATTGACGCAGACATTAAATTCAATCCAGCGGACGTGATTCCCATGATTGAGGCCAACAAAGACATCATTTGTGGCATTTATCCCAAAAAAGAAATCAACTGGAATGGAGTTGCACAAGCAGTTGCTGACGGAGTGCCTGTAGATCAGTGGAAAAACCGCACAGGGTCACTGGTGATCAATTTGAAGAACTATGAGGGGGCTGTCACTGTACCTGTGAATAAGCCTGTGGAAATATGGAATGGTGGTACTGGATTTATGCTGATCAAGCGGTCTACTTTTGTGAAAATGCAAAAGGTAGTGGGTTCTTATCTCAACGATGTTGGGTTTATCGGTCAGGAAATGAACAGAGAGCGTATTACCGAGTATTTTGCGTGCGCCATCGAACCAGGCACAGAACGGTTGCTATCTGAAGACTATTTTTTCTGCTGGAAAGCAAGAGAGGCTGGACTCAAGGTCTGGGCAGCTCCCTGGGCGCAATTAGGCCACTTTGGGACCTATTTGTTTGAAGGTGGCTTACTGCCAGCTCCTTAACGACATCCCCACCGCCTACGGGCGGCTTTTCCTCTTTCTCCTTTCCAGCTCTTACTTCTGGCGCAAAATGAACGATGACGTGCTCCTGATTTTTGTGGTGCTTTTAGGTTTGAACCTGTCGCTCTGTTGTATTTTGCTCGGCCTTTTGCTGTCAACCCTCCACCCTTGGATACTGGGAGTTTTTCTTCTCGGCCTACTGATAAGTTGGGCTTGTCTGACATTGTGATCTCCAAAAAGTGATTTTTCTTGGTGGCGGGGAGGCTAAATCCGTTTTAGGATTTTTTCTTCCTATGCCATCAGGCTTTTAAAACACGTTCTGCTTGTTGCATAACAATAACACGTTGTTCTGCCCCAAACAAGCCTCCGTTGATGCGTTTGGTCAGTGCGTTATAGTCTTTCTCTTGTGCCAACTGATTGCACCCATGAGTGGCCCAAAACCACCCTCCAATAGCAGCTGCATCCTTGGGCTGACGAGCCAGATCAGGGTTGGATACCAGGTCTATCCCTAATGCTTGTCCAGCATGATAGAAGTTGTCATGCCCTGTAAGCTGACAGATTGCTGATCCTCTGAACCGCCATCCATCCCCCGATGCCTCATCTCTATTGCCCATTCTGTTGGAATAGATGTGATTGGCTATCTTCTCAGGCTGATGAGCATACTTCATGGCCTCTTCATGGCTGGGAAACCGCTTGGGCCACAGTTGCATCAGAGTCTCAGGTCGATAGTTCAGGTTCTCTTCTAAGCTCTTGAAATGGTTGGACTCATAGCTGAACTGACCTATAAAACAAGCCTGTTCTTCTGGTGTGTCGATGTGCCAGCGTTCAAATGTTTCATTGAGTGGGTCAACCCAGACATGATCTATGCCTAACTGGTGTAACTGCTCTGCTGTAATCATTTCACACCCTCGTTAACCGTGTCTCTCACTTGGTTGTACTGGGAGATACAGGCGTTGAGGCTGACAATGGCTGCGTCTCCGTCTGCTGCGATGGAGACAATATCTTTAATAGCCTGTCTGTCAGATTGGGCTGCATTGGTTCCAGCGTCATTGGGGGTACTTGAATTGGCTTGTACACCACAGGTGGAGGGGAGGCGCAACTCGCCAGAGTCAATGCGAGCATTGATAGAAGTCTGCTTGGTCTTGATGTCATCTCTAGCCTTTCTGAGAGCTAAACCTGTCTGAGATAGTTTCTTGTTCAGCTCGTCTTCTTTTGCACGAGCCTCTGTATTAAGTCTGATAATTTCTGCTTGATCTTCAGCAACCCGTTCTTGATAGCCTTCGTGATGTCCATAGAAATACACTCCTAAAATGGCGCATATAGCACCGATGATTAACCAAGGATTGAATAGACTAAACATTTCTGGTGCTCTCCCTGGCATGAGCCATTCTTAATCTTTCCTCTTCTGACTCCAAAACAGGCGGTGTTCTGGGTGGAGGAGGTGGAACCCAAGGTGTGTTCATAGATGTCATCACACCAGTTGTTTGCATATTCATCATGGGATTCATGCCCATCATAGGCTGCATACCAGGCATCATTCCAGCACAGGGGTTCATGTTGGGCAAAGGCATCATTGCTCTAGCCCCCATGACCACCGCTAAGACGCTGAAGATAGACGTGGCAATGATCTTGAGTAGATCATGAGTGAGCTTGTCATTAGGAGCCATGTCTTTCATAGGCTGTTCTACGGCAACAACCCCGTAAACAAAGAAACCTACGATAAAAAGCAAAATGATACAGAAAGTGATCATGATGCAGAATTTAGAGAAGGCATCCATCAAACGGACGATGCCGTTGACTTCTTCTTCTTTAAGGTTTTTTAGGCTTGTAAGCATCTGTTAGCATCCAAGGACAAGTTTGACTGACTTCACAAAGAGGAGGCTTACAGTCCTCATCTTCCCAATGTGCTGGGTCTTGACAGTGATAGCGATACTGATTGTCACATCCAGCCAACAATATCATCAAAACAAGGCAAGCATATTTCACTTTTCTAACCTTTTCAAAGTCTTATCCACCCTGATTTCCATCTGTCTAACATCAACATACATCCAAGCCATGAGAGGGAGAAAGACAAGAACAATGACGAGAAGGATAGCAATCAGTAAGAAGGCGAGTGAGTCAGACTTATGATCATCCCCCACGTCCACAGGATTATCAGCAGAGTAATTACTAAAACCACCACTCGATTTTGAATTAGGTCTGCCTTTTGATCCCGTTGCCATTTTGCTCTCCGTTGTCTCAGCAGTTCTTCCCTCCTGGCTAGTGCCTGTTGATTAGCAATGTGACCTATCGTCTGGTTCACTCTGCTGTACAAATCTTTCATCTCAGCGGGCACATGGTAAACCATGTAATCACTCAACTCTTGATTCAACTTCTCCATTTGCAAGTTAGCAATCACCAACTTGATAGCAATGTCTTGTCCTTCTTCATTACCCACATGAAGAGCCAATTCTTCTTGTTCTTTAACGTAATTCTTCAGGCCGTTGTAAGCCTGAAAGAACTTGGTTAAAGCATCTGCCACTTGTGAATAGATGAGGTTTTCATCAAACTCAGGTGGCGGTTGTTTTTTCTTTTTCTTGGGCTTTTCAACAGGCTTGGGAGTCTCTTCCTCTTTCTTCCCGCCAAACAGTTTTCCAAAAAAAGCAAAGATGCCCTTGGCATCCTTGTGAACTCCCTTTACATCTTTAGCAACGCCTTCAACTTCATGAACAACGTCCATGACCATTTGTCGGCCTTCCTTGTACATCTCGCATGATTCTTTGATGAGCTTAAAAGCTCCCGATGCAAGGGCAACAAGAGTGAAGGGGTCAATTTATTAACTCCTAGAAACCTTCGCCAGGCGTTACATAAACGCTTGCATTAGCAGCGTCACCAATCACCTTACAATAAACATTTGCAGTTGGCCCAACTTGCACTCCAGTAATTACTTTATAAGCATACGGTGGCAAGCTAATAACATAATCAGGACCCGTATCAGGCAGTTGAATTGTCATAGAACTGTTTGCAGAAATCTTTACATATACAGCACTATTAACATCTGAATTAGACAAATAATATTGTTGGCATGGGCTGTCTGCTGTAATGGTAAAAACATTAGACGCAGTATTGGCTGATCCAACAACGGCAACTTTTACCGTTTTCCCCATTTGTTGAAAAGCAATATTATTAGCCATTAGTACACCTTCTTACCGCCACCAGATGTAGGTGACTTCTTAGTGTTGTAACTAGGAGTGCCAGAAAAGTCAAACACAGCTCTAAAGCCACCTTTAGGCAATGTTCCTGGCTGCCATCTATTCATGTCAACAGAACCATCTCTAGGCAACTGAGGACGAGTAGACTTGGCAATTTGTTGATTTACCTCGTGTGGCCTCTGGTGATTAGAGTTAGCCATGTGACTATTTTCATAGTCAGCTTTAGGATTCATCGGATTCTTGTTGCGGTTGCTGCTTGGCATTACTTCTCTCCTTGGTTTTTACCACTAGGTATGCGAATAGTACGAATATAGCTAATGTTGCTACTCTTGTCCAATCTCCCGCCCACAGGGTGTAAGCAGTTAAACCGCAGCTCATCAACAACGCTATGATCGTGATTAAACGGTCTGAGATGACGCTCAAGGCTAGACGAATTAAAGATACTGAGTCCATGTTGTTTCCCTCTGTTGAAAGTCAACATCATATCACTCATCTTTATCATCGTCTAATCCCATAAACCCACTACCCCACTCATCATCTTGCATTTTCATCTTGATAGCCTCAAGTTTCAATGCACGATCTATTACTTTAGTTTTATCATTGATGGTGGCAGTCTCGTCTACCATCACATCTCTGAGCATCTTAGCAATAGCATTCTCAAGTTCTGGGTTCAGGCCCTTTTCTTTCTTCTTGCTCATCGCTTGGCCTTACGCTTGTCTTTTTTGGACTTTCTAGCCGTTGACAAAGCAATAGCAATAATTTGTTTGCGGGGACGGCCCCCTTCTTTTGTAAGTTTGCTGATGTTCTTTGAAATCGTTTCACGACTTTTACCTTTTGCGAGTGGCATTACAAACCTCCTAGTCTTGATAATCCAGATACACCGTATGTAGCAATAGCATTGCGTACAAGACTTTGAGCCAAAGATGTTTTTGTGGAAATGTCAACAGGAGCCACAAAGATTTCTTGCAATTTACTTTGCAATTGATCAACAGCTGCCTGATCCATCAAACCATTTTCAATCAACTTGTCACCCAAATATTTCATGTCAGTGATAGCACCTTTAAGGCTTGAATTGGCTTTGTCAGCAATGACTTGACCAACAGCTTGTGCCAACTTGTCTTTACCACCAGGCGTTTGCTTAATGATATTTCCAATCTCTGACCACTCTTCTCTGTTAGCACCCAAAATAAAGTC